GCCTTAGCTTCTTGTGCAGTTCTACTTAGCGCTTCTGCTTCTGTGTTAAATACTAAATATTTCATATATTAAAACATCTTATAATAATTGTTCATTTCTGTTTCTATGCCAGTTCTAGTAGTTAACTGACTTCCTGTATATATAATAGTCTCTTGCATTAAACCTTCAAAGTTAAAGCTCTGCGAGTGATCTGATAGCCCTCGCGGAGTGCTCGAATCATAGAAGCCTAAATTTAATATATTATCGTGAGTTCCTGTGTAGGTATTGCTATTGCCTCCGACTGTTGAGTATAATTTATTGTGGTCTAATAATGAAAATACGCCACTTCTCGTCAGATTTGGATCATTTGGATCGTAATCAACTCCATTTACTCGTAATGTTTTATTTACATTGCCTAATGCGCCAATACTGTCACTAGAACCGCCAGAGTCCATTATAATATAATTTTCTTTACCTGAAGAGGTAAAGAAAATGTGTCGCTCTCTAAATTGACCAGTCGCGTCAGAAACATCAAAGTCGGACACGAAAAAAGCATCTAATGTTGTGCCACTGAATTGGCTACTGATATACATATTTTTGCCAACATCCCACCTGACTCCAGGTTTGTTATTCGCTCCTGTGATTAAATTACCGTTTTCAACGGCTAAAGGCTGATATGATGCTGTTGCTTGCTGAAAGTTTTTTTGATCAGATCCTACTGCCGACTGATCGTACCACTTTGTGACGAATCCATCGGCCTCGTTAGGTGTTCCAATTGTTTTTGTATATGTTCCTGCGCTTGATCCTTTGACTAGTTGAAACCCAAATACATC